ACCATTGTTAATGTATGTATTGATTTTTATTTTAATATGGAATTATGTTTTAGGGCCTGTTATACTATTTTTTTTTAAATCATCTATTATATTTGTCGAATTACCTGGTGATGTTTGGACACTATTGCAAATAGGTCTAGGTGGTTATGTTGTGGGAAGATCTGCAGAATCTGTTGCTAGAACAATGGCAAATAGATCTGTAAATAAAGAACAAGAAAACTGATAGGAGAATAAAATGAGAAACGATTACAACATAAGACCAAGAGCAAAAATGATGAAAGGTGGAAAAGTTAAGAAAAAAGGTTTTCCAGATTTAACTGGTGATGGCAAAGTTACTTTTAAAGATATTTTAAAAGGTAGAGGCGTCATTAAGAAAAAAGGTGGAATGATTAAAAAAGGTAAAAAATAATGGGTGCAATTTTAAAAAGTGGTATTGGCGTTATTAGAAGCGTAAGTCCAAAAGTTAAAAGTAAAGGTATAGCTAAATCAAAAGCTAACATTGCAAAAAATATTGGTCAAATAAAAAGATATCAAGACGAACGCGAAGAATTAATAGAATACAATTTAAAAAAAGCTAAAGAGGGAGAAAAATCTATTTATGGAACAGTTGAAGAAACAGAGAAAGAACTTGAAAAATTAAGAGCAGAAAAGAAAAAATTTCCATCAAAAGATATGAGAAAATTTGATGAAGGTTTAACATTTGAAGTTACTCCAGAATATAAAAAAGGTGGTAGAGTTAAAAAAAATAAAGGTGGCCTTATGAGAGGCATACCTAAAATTGCAATAAAAGGTTATTAATGGGTAAACTTTGTCCAAGAGGAAAAGCTGCTGCAAAAGCAAAATTTAAAGTGTATCCGAGCGCGTACGCAAACATGTATGCATCTGCCGTTTGCTCTGGAAAAATAGTTCCAGGGGGACGTAAAAAGAAAATGGGTGGTGGTAGTATTTCACAACAAAGAAAAATGGTATCTAACTATAAACAAGGTGGCATTGCAAAAGGTTGTGGTGGTGTAATGGAAAACAGAAGAAAAGTTACCAAAAAATACTAACATGGGTTTACGAAAGTGGGTTCAAGAAAATTGGGTTGATATTGCAAATAGAAAACCCGATGGATCTTATCCAAAATGTGGAAGAAGCGGCGGAGAAAAAAGAAAAAATTATCCAAAATGTGTTCCCATTGCAAAAGCTAGAGCTATGAGTAGAGGTCAAAGAGCTTCCGCTGTAAAAAGAAAACAACAAGCTGGAAACACTGGCCCTAAACCAAGTAATGTTCCAACTTTTGCAAAAAGAAAAAAAATGGGTAACGGAGGTTTAGTGTAATGCCAAGAGGAACTTGTTGGCATGGATATGAACAAAAAGGAATGAAGAAAAAAGGAAATAAATTAGTTCCTAATTGTGTAAGAGTAGGTAAAGTAAAAGGTGGTTTAGCAAGACAAGCAGCCATCGCTATATCAATGAAAAAAGCTGGTAAAAAACCAAAGAAAAAATGAAAAGAATTCCTAGAAAACCCGGACAACCTGCAAGATCAAAAAAACATTCTGATTTGTACACAGATGAAAATCCAAAAGGCACAATACATGGTTTAAAATTTAAAACAGAAACTGACGCTAGAAAAAGTGTTGCAAAAATAAAAAAAAGTGGACGTAGCAGAGCACATAAAATACAAGCTGCAATAGCTATGGAACAAAGAGCAGGTGTTATGGGTAAAGCCTCTGCAGCAGGTGTATATCGTAAATATATTGATTCAGTAAAAAGAACTAAAAAATTAGATGGAGGCATCATTGATATGACAAAGATGAAATATATTTAATGGGAGATCTTGCATTAAGAGGAAAAGGTAGAGCAATGTTAGCTTCTGGTGGAAGAACACCTGATAATATGCCTGCTAGAAATAAAAAAAACTTTAGACCTACAAAGTCTGGAGCAGGTATGACACGAGCTGGTGTTATGGCCTATCGAAGAATGAATCCAGGTTCTAAATTATCTACTGCTGTTACTGGTAAAGTTAAACCAGGATCTAAATCTGCTAAAAGAAGAAAATCATATTGTGCAAGATCAGCTGGTCAAATGAAGATGTTTCCAAAAGCAGCAAAAGATCCTAATTCAAGATTACGTCAAGCACGTAGAAGATGGAAATGTTAACAACAAAGGAGAAAAGATGGAAGATGTAGATATAGCAAGTAAATTACAAAGATTTATGAAAAATCAGTTGTCTAATTTAACAACAGTGGTGACCTCTGGAGGTGTTGACAATATGCCTGATTATAAGTATATACTTGGGCAAATTCGCACATACGAATTTTTATTACAGGAAATCTCTAACCTGCTAAACAAAAAGGAGCTTAAGGAAAATGAAAAAGGAAACATTATTAAACTCGAATGAAATACCAAAGACTGTTCTAGGTCTTGAAGAAAAATACAAAGAAGAAGATAAAAAAACTGTAAGAGCAGAAACTATTACAGAATTTTTAATTAATAGTTTACCAGAACCTTCTGGTTGGAGATTATTAGTATTACCATTTACGCCTAAAGATAAAACTAAAGGTGGAATTATTATTTCACAAGAATCATTAGATAAATTAAGAATATCTACAAACTGTGGTTATGTTTTAAAGATTGGACCATTAGCTTATAAAGATAAAGAACGTTATCCAACAGGTCCATGGTGTAAAAAAGGAGATTGGGTTATCTTTGCTCGTTATGCGGGATCAAGATTACCAATAGAAGGTGGAGAAGTGCGACTACTAAACGATGACGAAGTACTTGGAACTATAAAAAATCCTGAAGATGTTCTTCATCATATTTAAACATAGGAGGCACTATGCCAATTGAAGATAAGAAAAAAGAACCAATGATAGATGTCGGCGAAGAAGAAGGCGCTGAAATTACATTGGACAACAACGAGCAGACGAAAGCCGTTGCAGAGGAGAAAAAAGAAGAGAAAATTGAAGTTGTACAAGAGGAAGAAAAACCTGTTGTAGAAACAAAGGTTGAAAAACCTGTTCAAAAAAAAGATGAGTTAGAAGAATATAGTGAAGGCGTTAAAAAACGTATTGCTAAATTAACTCATAAAATGAGAGAAGCTGAAAGACAAAGAGAAGAAGCAGTAGCTTACGCTCAATCAGTTCAAAGAGAAAAAGATAAGATTGAGTCTAGAATTTTAAAAACAGATCAAAGATATGTATCTGAATTTGAAACTAGAGTTAATGCTAGTTTAGCTAACGCTAAAATTGCTCTTAAAGCTGCAATTGATAATCAAGATATAGACGGTCAAGTCAATGCACAACAACAAATAGCTGAATTAACCATGGAAGCTGCAAGATTAAAAAATCTTAAAGTTATTCAAGAAGATATAGCTAGTGAAAAACAAGTTAAAATCACACCACAACAAAATACTCAAACTGCACAAGTAGATCCTAAAGCGGAAGAATGGGCAGCAAAAAATAGTTGGTTTGGTAATGATTCAGCAATGAATTATACTGCCTTTGATTTACATAAAAAACTTGTAGAAGAGGAAGGTGTAGATCCAAAAAGTGACGAATATTATGAAGAAATTGATAAAAGAATAAGACTTGAATTTCCTCATAAATTTGCTACAAAGGATACAACTACAACTACAGAAAGAGCAAAACCTGCTCAAACTGTAGCTTCGGCTAATCGTCCTAGCCAATCAGGACGCAAAAAAACTGTGAGACTCACACCATCACAAGTAGCAATTGCTAAAAGATTAGGTGTGCCACTTGAAGAATATGCGAAACATTTAACCACGAAGGAGGTATAGGCATATGGTAGAAAACGAAAAAGATATTAAGACTTCCCGTGCGAGCGAAACTAGGACTAAAACAGATAGACCTAAAGTTTGGACTCCACCATCATCTCTTGATGCACCGCCTGCGCCGGACGGATTTAGACACAGATGGATAAGAGCCGAAAGTGTTGGTTTTGATGATACAAAAAACATTTCTGGCAAATTAAGATCTGGTTGGGAATTTGTTAGAGCGGATGAATATCCTAATTCTAACTATCCAACAGTTAAAGATGGAAAATACGCAGGAATCATTGGAGTTGGTGGCCTAGTGCTGGCTAGGATACCCGAAGAGATCGCAAAATCTCGTGAAGAGTACTTTTCAAAAAGAACTAAAGATCGAGAAGAAGCTATTGCAAACGATCCTTTTAAGGAACAGCATCCAAGTATGCCGATCAGCAAAGATAGGCAGACTCGTGTAACTTTTGGTGGCACAAAGAAAAACTAATTATTTAGTAATTCCTAACCTCAAAGTTTAAAACTAATATAAGGAGAAAAATATGGCAAACTCAACAGTTGCCTTCGGTTTTAGACCGTTAGGCAAACTTGGTGGAAATCCAGCTGCAGGTGGACAAGATCAATATGAGATCGCGGACAACTTCAGTACGTCTATTTTTCAAGGAGACCTTGTTAATTTATCTAACACTGGTGGAGTTCAACCTGTAACTACAACTACAGGCACTAGTGTTTTAGGTGTATTTAATGGAGTTCTTGTAGAATCAGACCCATCAACAAAAAAACCAAAATGGTCAAATTTTTACTCACAAACAAATATTACCCAAGGTAATATTTACGCGTATGTAATAACTGACCCAAATCAACTCTATCTCGTTAAATCTACGGGAACTGCTTTAGGAAACACTGCGGTTGGAGTATCTTTTGATCAAGTATATGCAGCAGGTAATACTAATAATGGTATTTCTGGTGTTTATATAAATCTTGGATCTTCAGCAGCTGCTGCTGATGGGCAAGTGACTGTGGTGAATATATCACCATTCATAGGTAACGAGGAAGCTGTAACAAATGAAGATTTCATTGTTAGAGTTTCTAAGAGTCATCAATTACTATAACAGGAGAATATAAACTATGGCTATCTCAAGATCACAACTAGTTAAAGAACTAGAACCAGGTTTAAACGCTCTGTTTGGACTTGAATATAAACGTTATGACAGCGAGCATGAAGAAATCTTCATCAAAGAAACTTCTGACAGAGCTTTTGAAGAAGAAGTTATGTTATCAGGTTTTGGCAGCGCTGCCATTAAAGCTGAAGGATCTGGTGTCAACTACGATCAGGCACAAGAAACTTTCACTGCTAGATATACGCACAATACTATAGCTCTTGCATTCGCAATTACTGAAGAAGCGATTGAGGATAATTTGTATGATAGACTTGCGTCTCGTTATACAAAAGCATTAGCTAGATCTATGGCGAATACAAAGCAGGTAACTGCGGCTAACGTATTGAATAATGGATTCAGCTCATCTTTTTTAGGTGGTGATGGATCTCCTTTATTCTCTACAACTCACCCTACAATCTCTGGATCATTTAAAAACACGCTTTCAACACAAGCCGATTTAAATGAAACATCTTTAGAGCAGTCTTTAATTGATATTGCTGCTTTCACAGATGAAAGAGGTTTAAAAATTGCAGCTCAAGGTGTTAAATTAATTATCCCTTCTGAATTGCAATTTACTGCGGACAGATTAATGTCTTCTGCTGGTAGAGTTGGAACATCTGATAATGATATTAATGCAATCAAAAACAAAGGAATGATTTCACAAGGTTATGTTGTAAATCATTACTTAACTGATTCTGATGCATTTTTTATTATCACAGATGTGCCAAATGGCTTAAAGTACTTTGAAAGATCACCAATTAGAACTTCTATGGAAGGTGACTTTGAAACTGGTAACGTAAGATACAAAGCTAGAGAAAGATACAGCTTCGGCTTTTCTGACCCTAGAGGTGCTTTCGGTTCATCAGGAGCGTAAAGGCTTTTATTACAGGGCGAGTTTGACTCGCCCTGTAAATCAATATAAAAACATCCGTGAGAAGATGAAAACCTACCTAATAAAAGTATTCTTAAATGGCATAAAAATCCAATTTACATTGGAATCTGAACCTATTTTAGTAACAGAAATATTACATGATAAAGTACTTGACTTTCTGGGAAAAACAACTAAATATGAATTAGAAAAATTAATTAGTCATAATCAGATTAGTAATTTTTTCTATATAACCTATGAGGAGGTTGAACGTGACATCATTGTCCCAATCACTTCTGGCCAAGAAAATAGACTTGGAATCACAGTGGAACAAGTCTTATCTTGAACAGGGAAGATTAACCACTGATATGCAGTGGTTAGATGTAAAGTTGAAGGAAGTCAAAAGACAAATTCTTCAACAGGATCTTGAAGCCGCTAGACAAGAAAATAACTTTGTTTTAAGCGAAGAAGAAGATCCAAAATTTATAGCTAGTTAAACTAGTTATATAATTGGAATAAAAGTGAAAGAAACATAAGCCACCCCTTGCTCTTTTTAAAAAATTAAGCTATATTTATACAACTATACATTAACTTCTAATCTAGACGCGTATAGTCGACGGCCTAGAGACTAGATTGGAATAACTAGGAGAACATAACTATGGCAACAACATCATTCCAAGGGATCGTAAGATCATACGGAGGACAAGACAAATCAATAACAACACCAGGTGTTGTAGTATTATCTGAAATAATTTCTTTTAATGCTGCTGCAACTGCTGCAAGTTTAACGCCAGTTAGAATTGGTACATCAGCAACAAGTGGTAATACTTTTGTTTTACCAAAAGGTGCAGTACCGATTTCCTTTACAGTGGTCGTTGCATCATCAGGTGGATCATCAACTGTAGATATTGGAACAACAGCTGACGTTGATGGTTTTTTTAATGAAGTAGCTTCTGTTACAAAAGGATCAATCAAAGGTGCAGATGGTGCTTTAGTGGTAGCAGGTGGTATTACAGATAATGCTACTGTAGCAGCTTCTGTTGGAGCAACTGCTGGAACTGGAACAGTTACAGGAGTATTCACATATACAATTGCGGATAATGCTCAACCAGGCGAGTCACAGTCGCTATAATAAATTAATTTAAGGAGCTCGAAAGAGCTCCTTAATATAAGGAGATAAAATGAGTTATAAAAGTGATGTAAAACCAGTTTTTATAAATTCTGCAAACGCAATTGCATTTACTGGAAGAACAAGACTTCGAGGATATGTAGTTCAATCAACAGGAAGTTCAGGAACTTTAATCATTAATGGTTTAGCAAATGCTACAACTGTTAGTTCTTCAACTAATACACAATTATTTTTCACAGTATCTGTTGGTGCTGGACAAACTGAAGCTTTAAATATTCCAGAAGATGGAGTTTTATATTCTCAAAATAATGGAATTGGAGTAGTAGATGGTATCGGTGTAACAGCTAATTCATCTTCATTAACTGCGATATTATTTATAGATAAATAGGAGAGTAGATGACTACCTCTGGAACTACAAGTTTTAATCTTGAACTAGATGAGCTTTTTGATGAAGCTTA